GGCGCAGCAGAACCCCATCCAGTAGATGTGTACCCGGTTGTTACTCCACCCCAGCCCCCAGCCCCCCAGCCCACACCAACGGTAAACACATCTCCGCCAGTAGAAATCTGATACGCCGCCACTACAGATGCGCCGCCATTACCAGAGTCGCCAGCAGTAGCCACAACAGACACCGTAATGCTATAGGTGCTTGGGGATATGTACGTTATACGAAACTCAGAATTAAGGATAGCAGCGGTCACGTTGCCACCAAGACCAACCGCACCGCTAAAGGTCACAAAATCCCCGGTCTGACCGCCGTACCCAGCGTCAGTTACTACGATGGTTGATGAGCCGTTAGTTGCGGCAAAAGTGGCCGCTCCTGCCGCCGTGGTTTCACGTAGCGGCGTCACATCGTAAAAATTACCACCAGGACCGTTTTGGATGTAGTACTTGAGGTTGGTACCCATAGACAAGAGGTTGTACCCAGACAGCGTGACCCAATTCCACATGGAACGGCATACACCCCACAACGTACCCGTCGATGGGTAAATAATGTTGGTGGTCACACCCCCAATCACCGAGGACAAAGAACCCGCATCTTTCTGCCAACCCCCAATTTTTTCTGGCATACCAGAACGAAAGCGCACCTTGTTGGTTTGATACCAACCGCCTTCGTTGCCGTAGTTGGTGCTTTCTCGGTTTGTGCCGGGTCTAAACTGGAGTTTCTGTAAGGGCATTTCAATTCCTATGACAAGAACATGGCGCGTTCGTCGATCCGACGATTTTGCAGCCCTTTGAGTATTTTCCCACCAGCCATGCAATACTTCAAGAGTTCTTCCGCAGCACCCGCTTTATCGCCCCGAAGCAGCTTTTGACGAAGCGTTGAACGCTGGAGTGTTCCAAGACCGACATTGAAACTAAAGCTAACAAGGCTATCATACATACCTTGTGTAAGGGGAACGGGGCAGAACTGAGCCACTCCACGTTCAAACCTTGCAAGATCGCTTCTGAGAATCCCATCAACTTCGTCCTTTGAAAACGTGCGGCTATCTTCTGGCCGAAGCGGGTAAGCTCCTCTTTGATCCATTGGTATCTTAGCTTGGTCTGGGTAAAGTACATGTCCGACTCCTATTGTCCAAAGCTGTGCGGGGCACCGATACGGCTTGTACCGAATGCCCTCATGGTGGCAGATGACCTTGATGGCCTCTGGGCTGAGATTCATTTCTTGAACGCCTGACCGCCAAACCAGAAGCTCACGATACACGCCCAAATGATCTGAGTCTCATCGTCCCACAGGCTGTCCAGCGCCACGGTGAATTCAACGTTTGTGTGCCATGCGTAATAGAAGCCAAAGATTTCCACGAACATGAACATGGCAAACATGCCGTAGGTGATGACGCTACGAGTGGCCGCACGCATGTTGATGACCCAAGTGCTGGCCCCTTGGCCCAGGGCTATATCGTGCGCATACAGGGCTTGGCGCTCCTGCATGGCGGTCTGGGCATTGGTGACCTCGGCATTGATCTGGATTTGCTCGGTCTGGATGTGTTCAATCCGCTCCTGGGCTTCCAGGCCAGCCTTTTTGAGCGTCAGTTCACGCTCGGTCTGCATGGCCGCAAGGGCAAGCTCATGCTTCTTGTCGGCCCGGTCTTGGAAGAACTCAAGGATTTTGGGTAAGCCGCCCATCAGGAAGCTGATTAGAGATGAGAACAGGGTGAGCATGATTAACCTTTCAGTTCAAAACTTAAGTTGGGGTGGCGGGGGTATTGCACAACACGCTCCCCTTCAGGACACTTGTATTTGATGGTTGCCAGCAAAGTGGCCTTGCCTTCAGCAATCTTCTCTTTTCTTACCATGGTGAGTTGGTATGTAAACGTGTCGATCTCTGGGCCTGCCGGGCCGCTGAATCGGCTGGCGGTGGTGGTTGCTTCATGCACCATACCATTTGCGTCCCGAATGCTTGGGGTAAAGCTCTCAACAGAACAGTCATCCCGTTTTTTAATTCTTGCCACGGTGACATTGATGGGCTGTCCAGCCTCTGCCACGATCTTGAAGTTCTCAGGTGACCACTCAATAATTGCACGGTCAAACCAACCAAACTTGTCGGCCAGTGTATAACTGCCGCCCAATGCGGCAACGCTTGCGGCAACTGCTCCAATGGCTTTGGTAAGGTCAATCATTTTTCTTCCTTCTTCTGGGTTTCTTCAACTTGCTTCCTGAGCTTTTCCACTTTCTCCATCTGGGCCTTGGCCTCTCGTTTCACCACCATCGTGTCCACATACAGCATCCCAACCAAGGGGATGACCAGCACAAAGACCAGTGCGAACAGGACTAAGACAAAAAGGTATCCAAACGACCCCGATGATGAAGACTGATTATCCACAGTAGGCATATCAGGTAACCTACTACGAAAACCACCACCACCGTTTCCAGCACCCTGTCCAGAATCTGATTTTTTAATCTTTGTCGTTGCCATGCCTTCACCCGCTTTTCGTGCAATTCACGAGCCGCTTGCTCCGATTTCTGGTCTAAGAGCCGCTGGTACTCTTCTACGATGTCACGCCACATATCGGGCATTCCCATCTCCCAGCGCACCATTTTCTCAAGATCAGCATAAAACTGCTTGGTCTGCCGCAGATACATTACATTGTCTATGGCTTGTGTGGCAAGGTCGTCTTTGATCCCCTTCTTCTGATTGTCTTCCCGTTGTGCTTCTGCTTTCTCGTGGCTGGCTTCAAGCTCTGCGTGGCCTTTGAAAAACTTTGACAGTGCGCCGCCCACTTCGGTGGTGATCTTTGTCAGATCATTGCCTGTCTTCTTCAGGTCTTGGTAGACGGCAACGCACCCCTTTATGCCTTCATAGGCTCCCTTGCAAAGTGCGAATGCCGTGATTGGATCAATTTGTTACTCCTAGGTTTATGCCCCGAGAGAATATAAAGTGTAGGACATGGTAACGGTGGTAACGCTACCGGGATACCAATACACTTCAAGGACCCCCGCACCTGAGAATCTTAAAATAACAGTTTCATTCTGAGAACCCCGCCCATTAACGTTCCAAGTAGTTACCGTCGGCGTCCCGGACGTAAATGACGTGTTACCAGAGAATACACAACTGCCATTAAAAGAAGAGTTTGCTGGAGATGTGACGCTCCAAGACATGTTTATCAAGTAAGAGGTGCCTGTTGTACAGGTAGCCCCAGAAACAGTCGTCCATGTATTAGCAACGCAAGTAAACGAACTACTTGCCGCTGATCTATATAACAGACCTCCAGAGACAGAACCCGCAGTAGTGGCGTGCGTGGCCAGAGTGGCAAGCGTAGCCAAAGTGGCAAAACCTGCTGACCCCGCCGAAGTAGCAAGCCCCGCGCTGGTAGCGGTATCTGCGTTGGTAGCAAAAGTGGCGTTGGTGGCAAACCCTGCGTTGGTGGCCGAGGAAGCAAAAGTTGCGTTAGTGGCTGAACCCGCACTGGTGGCAGTTGTAGCCAAGGTAGCCAAGGTAGCCAAGGTAGCCAGAGTAGCCAGAGTGGCTGTAGTAGCCAAGGTTGCCAAAGTAGCAGTAGTGGCCAACGTAGCTATAGTAGCTGAACCCGCAGCAATGTTAGATTGGTTAAGCCACGAAGGGGCCGCAGTACCATTGGACGTTAGAACCTGGGTAACAGTGCCAGCCGCAGTGTACGCATGTGCAGTGCCTGTGCCGTACCCAACCCCGCCGTTTGTTGGCGTTGCAGTGGAGTTCGTGCCGCCATTGGCGACTGGTAAAGTGCCTGACACATCTGCCGTCAAAGACACCGCCCCCCATGTAGGAGCGCCAGAAGAATTGCCGTGCAGTACCTGGGTAGAAGTGCCAGCCAACGTGGTGGCCATTGCAGTGGTGGTAGAGCCGTAGATAACACCGTACTGAGTCAAGGTAGTTGCTTGCCCAGTACCACCGTTGGCGACAGGCAGGGTGCCCGTGATGTCCGCCGTGCTCAGATCAATAGCGTCCCAGCTTGTGTTTGTACCATCAGATTTAAGGTACTTGCCGTTGGCCGTGGTTTGCACGGGAGCCAAGGCATTGAAGGCTGCATTAGCCGTGGTTTGCCCAGTACCACCGTTGGCAATAGCTAAGGTGCCCGTCAGATTCTGGGCTTGTACTTCATAGAAGTTAGTCCCATCAGACCAAACCAAAACTTTGTTGCCGTTGGCAACGGTGATGCCTGCACCCGCTGCGGTTGTGTTACCAATCACAGTCGAGTTGTAAATGGTCATTGAATAGCCACTGTTGTTCCAAACAATAAAAGTTTTGGAGACAGGCGGAGCGTAAACAGAAAAAGCAGCCCCATACGTGGTAGTGAACCGCAGCATGGCATACACAGACTGATTTGCAGAAGCTGTGATGGTCGGTCCGCTTGTGTATGTCAGGGCTTGCGCTCCAGTAACAGAAGTCACACTGACCGTTTGATACCCGGCAATAGCCGTATCAAGGATATAGGCTAGGTTTTCGTTGGTCGTGTTGCCCCAATTACCTGCTTGGTCGCCGTTAGCGATTAGTTCAATCCGAAGACTTGGTGAATACGTGCTCATTGGTTTTCCTTAAACTGGCGCAGTGGGCCAAGTTACCGTTGTTGGAAACGTAGGTTGCTGCGTAATGTCTCTAAGTGCTTGACGGTACGCCACCCACTTTTCTTTTATAACAGCAGGAACATCCGGCGCTTGTGTCCAATCAGTCTGAGCAATTAAATAATCCCGCAAGCTTCTTATTTCTGCGGCTGCCCTGACAGGATCAAAAACAAACGGCGCTACTGGTCCATGCACGCCCGCTTTTAACTCTGCATACAGTTTCTGACCATGTGGTTCTGGGTCCCAAGCGTTAGCGCCAAACGGGAGAACTTCGGGTATCTCTTTCCACTTAACTCGACACTCAATGTGAGTCTCTTCAGCATTGTGATAAACAGGATCAGTTACAAACTCTAATGTGAATGTGGCCATGTTATTCCTTTAGGATATTCTGATTGCAACGCCAGCAGCGCTGTATGTGTTACCCAAAAATCTCCAGGTCCCAGATAGCGCGGCTGTGGTAGGCGAGTTGTAGTAGTAGTAAACACAGCCTGAAGCGGTGGTTCCACCAACCGACCCGTTGGCAATACCAACTGACCCCGCTAAGACAGAAATACTACCAACGCTGTTGAACGTGGTGTAAGCTGGAGCAGAACCTGCTGAAGTAGCGAATGTGGCATTGCTAGCAAAACTTGCGTTGGTAGCTGAACTTGCTGAAGAAGCAAAACTTGCGTTGGTGGCTGAAGAAGCAAAACTTGCGTTGGTGGCTGAACCTGCCGAGTTTGCATAAGTGGCGTAGCTTGCGTTGGAAGCGGAACTTGCTGAGCCTGTGACGCTGATGCCCCAAGTCCCAGACGCACCTGACCCTGTTAAAGAAGGTGCATACGACGTGTAGTTACTGGAATTAAGGTAATAAACCCAACCCCCAAAACTACCATTTTGTACGTTTCGTGTAGCAAGTCTGTTGGCGTTGTCTTCCCAGCCCCACGCCACCTGGGTACCCCAATAACCACCGCCGTTTGTATGGCGGAAGTTTTGTTGTATCCACCAGGTACCACCTGGATTACTTGATGTGTTTGCGCCTACGTCACCGTTGTATCTGGCTGTACCCGCAGGGGTATTTTGAAAGTCGGCATTCCAACTCCCATCCGACCCGTGCTGACTTATATAGTTTGAACTGTTGAGGTTTGTTGCCTGTGTTGCGTTGGTGGCAAACCCTGCATTGGTGGCGGACGAAGCAAAAGTTGCATTGGTAGCTGAATTAGCAAAGCCTGCGTTGGTAGCGTAGCCTGCGTTGGTGGCAAAGCCTGCATTGGTAGCTGCGCCTGCGGTGTAACTGCTAATGTTTCCAGAGTCAATCACTACAAAGTTACCACCACGGCTCCAGCCGCCAGTACGTAGCTGATTATCTGAGCCAAGGCCAAAATTGATTGCGTATGCTCCTGGGCGATGGAACGACATCATTGCCGCGCCGCCGCCTTGACCCAGTACCTGTGGGCCACCCTGTCCCCCATAGTCAATATTTTGACCAGATATGGAATATCCGAGAGTAGGTTGCGTGGTTGTTATACCCCCCGCGTTGGTGGCGTAGCCCGCGTTGGTGGCTGCGCTTGCATTGGTGGCAGACGAAGCAAAAGTGGCGTTGGTTGCAGTCGAAGCAAAACCTGCGTTGGTAGCCGCGCCTGCGTTGGTAGCCGATCCTGCACTGGTAGCAAAGCCTGCATTGGTGGCAAAGCCTGCATTGGTGGCTGAACCTGCACTGGTAGCCGTAGTGGCCAAAGTGGCAAGGGTCGCCAGAGTCGCCAGCGTAGCCGTAGTAGCCAGCGTTGCATTAGTTGCCGAAGTTGATGATGTGGCAAAAGTGGCGTTGGTCGCAGTCGAAGCAAAAGTGGCGTTGGTAGCTGAACCCGCAGCAATGCTGGACTGAGCAAGCCAAGTAGGGGCTGCTGCGCCGTTACTTTGAAGAACTTGCCCGGAAGTGCCAGCCGAAGAGTACGCCTGCGCCGTACCCGTGCCATAAGTTACCCCGCCGTTGGTAGGGGTGGCCGTAGAGTTTGTTCCGCCGTTGGCAATTGGAAGGGTGCCGCTCACTGCCGTAGCCAGACCAACCTTGCCCCAGCTTGGGGCTGCGCCCACGCCACCAGAAATCAGGGCATTGCCAACCGCTACGTCTGCAAGTTTTGCCAGCGATGTGGTTGTGTCTGCATACAGCAAATCGCCAATGGCATAGGAGGTCTGCCCGGTGCCGCCCAGAGGAGCAGACACAGCCGTAAAGCCTGCGGCCAACGAACCCGCAGCCAATGCCCCCGTCCCAGTGATACCCGTATAGGAACCCGTGAGCCTTGAAGTGCCAAGCGTGCCAGACGAGATGTTGCTGGCATTGGTCGTGTCCGTGGTGGCTGAAGCTGCAAGCCCAGACACCGCGCCTGCGGCGATGGCAATAGCTGTGTCGGTAGCCGAAGTAATCTGACCTTGGGCGTTGACTGCCACGACTGGGACAGAACTTGCGGAGCCGTAGGTTGTTGCGCTTACCCCAGTGTTAGCGATGTTGAACGTGTAAGTAGGGGATTCATTCAACCCTGTACCCGCCGTGTATGTGATTGGCGCAGCAAACTGCTGGAAGACAATTGCGGTTGTGCCAACTGTTATCGGGGGCGCAGTCTGCTGAACCCAAGCGGTATTGAGGTTTACTGTGCCGCTGGTTACCAAGAAAAAGTCACCTTCGTCGATCTGGTCAACGCCCGTCCCAGCGGTATCAAAGTCGGTTGCCCGAGTCAGAATGTATGGCGTCC